TCAGACGGCCCTACGCGACCAAAAGACTTATTCGATACGGCGATTGCCCGAGAATTGCTGTTTGATGCTATGGACAATTACAATAAAAAGAATCGGCAACACATGACGAAATATCGACTCGTGGAGCCATCGGACTCCCTTAAGCAAAACATCGCAACCGCACTGAATCGCCGGATGGCACTTGCGCGTGAAGCATCGCGTGCACAGGCTGTTTCAAAGTTGGTGAAACCTACAGACGTTCCACGAACGGAAGAAACGCTGCAAAAGGTATGGCAAAATTTCAAGCGAAAATACGACGAGGGACGCTATAGATCGTATCTGAAGAGGATGATGATTGATGGGCTAGAAGAGTTGGGGGATCAGAACGAAGCCGACCTGTCACCTTTGTACAAGTCTGTCATGAACCGAATCTACGCGTACTATGACGTTACAAAGGAGATTGCGGTGTTTTACACACAGTTCGTCATGGTGTACATGTACAGAATCGTTAGAGACGCCGTGTCAAATTACGTAAGCCGCAACTACCAGCAAATGATGCAAGGGAACCTTACAAACGGCGCACATAACATCGAGCTGTTGACATCGGATTTTAGATCTCTCTGATAGGGCGCCTATAAACAATAGAAATAGAACATGTAAATCGAAAGGACAAATATGACTAGCGTATAAAGTCTGAATATCGTTTTTCTGTCCATGTATTCGCGGGAACCAATGAATGATCCGATTGTACTTCCAACTACGGTTCCTATCGCGACCACAATACTAGGACGTACCTTGAAGTGTCCTTTCTTGTAATACAGGTACAGACCTGGTAATGTGTTTGGGATGGCGTTGAGGAATAATGAGATCGCAACCGCTTGTGGCACCGTATAACCCAAGTACACTAGCATAGGAAATAGCAAAATACCACCCCCAATTCCTACGAGTCCAACGACAATGCCTATAAGAATAGAACCTATTAGCAATTCGATTTGCATGAGCCCTCTTGGCATTTCGTCCGAAATTATTTTTGATTCATGTACAACAAAGGATGTCCACGCGATGGATCGTGGTTACGTTACCGGGAGTCTATGCAAACAATCGCTCCCTATTCACAGAGAGCATCTTTCCGATCGTACGCAAACATAATGGTACGTCGGCCAGGTGCGTATGCGATGGCTTCACGGAGGCCGAGTTCAAGTTTGCGTCTGAGCAGAAAGCGAAAGCGTGCAAACGTGAGATCGCCCGTGTCCTGAAAAACGTCAAGAGCGAGCCTGATGAAATTATCAAGCCATCCGTTGCCGTGATGCCGCCGACGTACGAAAAGAATGGCGATCGTGTTATTGTTCGCCCGGATTACCATGCAGCACCAGGCTACCGAGCGCCTGTGTGCAGAGGCTTTGTCGCGCTCTTCAACGCAAGATAAATTGTGGAATTTGGATATAGGTAGGTCACACAGCAGGACGCCACCATGGACACTTATGTCAAGATGGGCGGTACTGTCCTTGAAAGGGCGTCCGATGGACCCTTTATGTTCCGCCACGAAAACGGAGAGCTCAGCAGCGGCATACTCAAGACGGCGTATGCAAGTAATATGGTTATTTCGAACGATGGCGTCGGCCCTGCGCTCAGCGTGACACAGTTGGGGGCACATCCCATTGCAGATTTTTATGACGACGGGGGTGTATTAGCAATGCGGGTGGCGAATGGGGGGAATGTGGGTATCGGCACGTCGAGTCCATTGGCACGCATACATGTTCCCTTCAGTGCGTCCGGTCTCGCAAATGGTACACTTCGCTTGGGTAGTAATGAAACAACGTATCCAGAAGCAATATATTCGATAAGTTGGGGTGGCTCTGGGCAAATGGGGATGGGACCATACCCAAGTACTCGCGGAGCATTTGGTCGTCAAGGACTGGGAGTTCACGTGATAAACACAGAAGAAATCGCATTCAAATCTACGAACTGGACGAATCTGTTTGCAATTGAAGGTGGTTCTGGCAACGCATATATACGAGGAAATGTAGGAATAGGAACGACGGCTCCCAGTTGCGCTTTGCATGTAAATGGATATATTTCTACACCGAACAATATATATGTTAGTGCTTGGTGTAAATACGGTGATGGTGACTTTAGAGTTGCTGTTGATGCCGTTGTGATATGGAATCAGGTATATTTAAATATTGGATCTTGTTTGAACACCGGCACAGGAGTATTTACAGCCTCTGTCAAAGGATATTATTACATATCATGGAATGGACTTTTGGATAATACAGCATCTGCAGGGGCACTGAAATTAGAAAAGAATGAAGTCATGGTGAATGGTATGCAGCCATGGAAAGATATAGCAACTACGAATGTATGGATTAATGTGGCGTCATCCACAATTCAACAATTGAATGTTGGAGACCGAATACGTGTCAAAACGGTAGGTTGCAGAATGTTTTGTGGAAACAATAATGGTCATAATAGTTTTGTTGTCTACTTACTTTCAGCAATTGCATGACAACATAGCACGACTCTTGAAAAAATATGTTGACGAAATGTTCATGCAGTCCTATTCCGTACCATCACGCTCACCAACAGCACTGCCAGGATCGTAAAGAAAAAGTTCAGTCCCAAGAACAAGAACATATACGGCATTAAATTCCACAAGACCCATTTCAGCAGCGGCTTGAGGATGTCATCTTTGATCTCGGGCTTTCGAATCTCCTCTTTGACGAAATCCATCACGAAGTCGAAGAAGCCATTATTTTTCTCCATGCGCGTTACATTATACGTTAGAAATCCCTGGGCGATGTTTAGACATGCGCTTACAGCCGGTAAAGCCGATCAAACGCGCCAACGGCTACATCGTGCGGTTGTTCGATAAAGAAACGCAGAGCCTCCCCCGGATCCGGTTGATGGACACGAAACTTTCGCCGGTGGGGAACGGCGGCGGCAGCGGCGACGCAAACGCGAGCGACAAAGTCCGCGTCTGGATTCCTACGAACAACATCGGGCGCGATTACGTGCTCGACTGTGACCGTCAGGCGTTGGAGCTCATGATCAAGCACAACAAGCACTGGTTTCAAAATGCCCTCACGGCCGACAAAATCCGCGAGTTCTTTACAGACTCGTTTGACGCGCATGGGCGCATCCTTGCGCGCCTCTCGGACTCGCGCCCCTGCAAGTACTATACGGGAGGTAGAACCTGTTCGCAAGAAGACGCCTTTGAAGCAGCGCTTGCGAGCGATGCCAGCGTCGTGATCGTTCCGTCTGCGATTCGCGTAAGCACGACGTCGTTCAGCGTGATCTGGTACATCGAAGAAATCCACATTCAAGACGATTCCGAGGACGACAGTGTCGAAGACGTGGATCGCCTCGAGATTGAGTCGCAGTGGTCGCTGGAATTGCAGCAGGCGTCTAGGACTGTAACTGACAAGATGACCGCACTTATGCAAAAATACAAATACCTCGAGACGCTCAACCGACAGATGCACGAGCTTTACGAGATCGCCAAGGATCAACCACGTCCGGACAAACTCTGGAACGACAACCTGGAAAAACTGGGTCAGAAAATCTTAGGCGTCAAATCCGGTCAATTGATCATGGAATAGACTCGGGGCGAGACATGCGCCGCACACGAAATATTTTATCTGAGATAGAATATAGAATCTCAATGAAGCTTGCCTCGAAAAATACCTACGTGGTCGTGACTGTACTATTGCTGGTCATCCTCCTAGGATTTGTGTTCCTGACCTACAACCGCAAGGCGAAGATCGCCAACATTGAGAAGTTCTACGGTGACATCATTCAACAAGAAGTGCCGACGGCCAAGTCGGTCGCCGAACTCTCCAACCCTCGCCCGGATGCCGCCGCCACCGGCCTCGGCAGCTATGGCGCCTCGGATCCGCAAGGCAACGAGGTCTTCAACGAGGTCAGTGGCGCCACTGCCCCGGCCGTGCCCTCGCCTTCGTGCTTCCCGCGCGATCGTCTGACCGCCGACGACCTGCTGCCCAAGGACGCCGCCAACAGCCGCTGGGCTCAGATGAACCCGGCCGGCCAAGGCGATGTGCGCGACCAAAACTTCCTAACCGCTGGCTACCACGTGGGTGTCAACACCCAAGGCAGCAGCATGCGCAATGCCAACCTGCAACTGCGCTCGGAGCCACCGAACCCGCAAGTGCCGGTGAGCCCCTGGAACATCTCGACCATTTCGCCGGACGTTCTGCGCAAGCCGCTAGAAGTCGGTGGTGATTTCTAAACGCGCCACTTGACACTTAAAGGAATCGGGCTTTCATTTTTCAATGTCATTCGCGAGTAGCGAAGAACTCCTTCTCAAATCATTGACGAATTATTTCCAAAAACATGCACGACATCGTGACATCTTGTACAAGATTGTGAGCGGCCAATACAGCATTTCCTTGCGCGTCATTGATTGGTTCATCACGCATTATGCCAAAGCGATGAACATCTTGTACTGGATCGATGAGTCCAAGAACACCATCGTCGAGCAAATGCCGAACAATGCCGCGACATTGGCGCACTACAAGAAGATCCATCTGTATTACGAATACCGTGCACAGCTCAAGAGCTACACCAAGATGCACTTTGACCCTTTCCGTCGCCACGAGCGCATCACGTTTGCGCTCGATGCCAAACCGACAAGCCATGGTGCTACCTCACCTCGCGCCAAATCCGACGAGCAAACGAGTGCGGCTCGTGTCATCGAGACCACTGTTGGGCAGCTCAATTTCTTCCGATGGGCACTCCAGAATCATGTGATTGATTACATCCACCAGTACCTCCCGCAGATCGAAGGCCACATGTCCATGCACCAGTCCAAAGCCGCCGCAGCAGCAAACCCGACGGATGCATCAAGCTCTAAGAAAGCTGCCACGGCCACCAAAGCAACAAAAGCCACGAAAGCTGCCGTTACAAAAACAATGAAGGCAGTAGCCCCTGCGGGCGGCTCCAAGACCCAAAAGCCGTCCAAAGCAAAACCTCTGATAACCGCGTCACCTACGCGCACTTGTCAAGTGCGCTTTGACTGAAAGCGTTGTGCTTGACGACAAGACGCACCACATTCGCCAAGTCTTCCATCGAGCGATTATTTTTTATGGACACGTCCCCCTCAAGCGCTTGGATGTTGTCTTCACACGCATGCATGGGAACCTCGGGAGCATCGCGGGTTACTTTGACGACGACGCCGCCACGGCGGCGAATCTCGGTCAGATCATGCTCGAAGCGCACGTCTGGAATAATAATAAACTCCCCGAGCTCGCCGCTATCGTATTTGCGGTACAAAAGCCGCGTGAAGAAATCCGTTCCCATCTCGGCCATGGTAACCGCCGTAATTTTCTGGAATACGGAACGCGGCGTCACCCCCCAGGATGCATCCGGGGACTCCTTCAGGTTCCCTTCGATCTGGGCATCGGAGAACCCGAAAAGCGCCTTGGCGGCCTCCTTGATGGGCGCCGCAAGCCGCACGGTGCTGTAAGAATAGCCCAATCGCATATACTCGTGCGTTATCAATTGCGCAACCGTGTCTTTTCCCACGCGCGACCGCCCCAGAAGCCCGATGATACGCGGAGGCAGCATGCTATTTATCCAAGTACGTTTTATTTTATACCGAAAAAGCAGGACGACACAGGACGTAGTTAGGTAGGATGCAGGCTCGAATCGCACGGCTTCCAGTGGCAGCTCCAAAGCGTCGTGCATCTGCGCCCGTGCGCACTCGCGTACCACATGGAGGTGAGCGCCGTCTTTTTTCAGGTCAAATAGTAGGGATGAAGGGGAAGAACAAGCATCATCGCCGCGCGCGCGACTACGATTCGGACGATGATTTGTTCGGTCAGTCCCCGTCGTCCTCCATCTACCTCTATGAAGAGCAGGATCACTATGGCTCCTCTTATGCTTCGACAAACATGTTTGCTAAAGACTATCGCGAAGTCGCCATCAAGCCCCGTAATGCCAAACAAGAGGCTTACTTCAAGCTCTTGGAGGCTCCCAAGCCGAGCATTGTGATTGCCTATGGACCTGCCGGCACGGGGAAGACCATGATTGCATGCCACGTCGGTATTCGCAACCTGCAACAAGGCGCTGTCGGCAAGCTCATTTTGACGCGCCCAGCGGTAAGCGTCGAGGAGCAGCACGGGTTTTTGCCGGGCACACTCGAAGAGAAGATGGAGCCATGGCTCAAGCCTGTGTTTGACGTGTTCTATCAATACTATTCGCCTCAAAAAGTGCAGCATATGCTCAAACAGCAAATCCTGGAGATCTGCCCACTGGCGTACATGCGCGGTCGCACGTTCGAAAACGCATGGATCATTGCAGACGAGAGCCAAAACATGACGCCCAACCAAATGCTCATGCTCCTAACGCGCATTGGCGAGGGCAGCAAGATGATCGTGACCGGTGACATCCGCCAGCATGATCGCGGTTACGAGCGCAATGGTTTGTCCGACCTCTTGCAACGCATTGCGCCGCGCACGCCTGCTCCTGCTTCTGCGCCTGCACCAGTTGGTGCTCCGGTCATTGTGGATGTGGAGGCGTCGGAAACGCAGCCAGGCACGGCGTCTGCGGCGTCTGCGCAGCACAACCAACATAGCGACATTGGAATTGTAGAGTTCACACACAAGGATGTCGAGCGACATCCAGTTATAAAAACAATCCTCAAGCTGTATTCAGATTTGTCATCAGGTTATTAGTTCTCTGAGGACGGCGCACGTTCATCGATGATTTGAATCTCGCTCGGCGAGACAGGCGCGGGCGGCGTGGGGCAACCTTCCCATTCAATCTTGAACGGAATGAATTCTTCGATCGCACGCAGCGCTTCCGGCTTCCATGTCACACGCACTGGAATGAGTTCCTCAAGCAGCTCTTTCGAGGCCTCGCGCTCGCGGTTGATGATTCTCTTCACATCCGTGTGGAGTTTGCGAACCTGCATCGATCGAGACTGTTCAAGGACGCGGCGTTTTTCAGCCAGGTTCTTACGAACAGTGTCAAAGTAAGATGAGGCAGATGCACGGGTGATCGCAGCGAGCGGCATGATTTGGGAATCGGGTTCTTGATGATTGGTTAGATATTAATTTCAATGTGCGCCTTAAGCCGCGTGCGTCCATGCATGAATCGTTTGCATGACCAATGGGTGAAACTCATGCCCCGCATACATGCGCGCGCATGACTCGGGATGACGCATCTGCCGCTCATGGTATGCAAGATAGGTCTGCAAAATACGCACACCTTCTTCATAGGATATGAGGGTGCGCATGCGGTCGTTCGAAAGTTCGGCGTTGCCCACCTCCATAACAATGCAATGCGGCATGCGCGGGCATGCGATGATGGATGTGTGCGCCCGTCGATCAAGAAAAATGTAGTCAATGTCAAAGTCCTGTGCGTCATCTGCATCATACGTGTCGTCACTCCATGAGTCACTTCGAAAGGCGTAGAGCGGAATCATGTGCTGGAATTAACAGCATTCAATATTTTAATTTTCCGATTGGAAAATGTTCTTTTCTTGTGTTAATCAATTGCTTCAATAACTATACCACCAAAACGAAATTCATCCGCCCAGCATTTGATTCCGTTAATGAAACATATATGATCTGCTTCACATATATCCGAACCTTTTACTCTACTTACGAATCCACCGGTCCAGTCAATATTACTAAAGATAACCTCCTGTCCTTTCTCGTTTAAGAAAGGATACGTTTGTAAACACTCGCGACAAATATATTTCGGATGTCTATGACAAATTTTGATATGTTTCTTACAAGAAGGGCATTCTTGAGTATCCTCCATATCTATATGGAATATACCTGTTTCTTAACTAGTTCGTGTTTTGGATTTCAGGCATAAAGGACTTCTCCAACAGCTTTCCTTGCAAACTGCATTTGACATCGGAAAATTAAAAGGTTAAAGGTATTTAAAGGGATAACAAATTTTTTTTTATAAAATGTCAAATCATTACAAAAACCTCACAGAGGTCATGAACGACTTAGCAAAAGATATTATGACCATTCCTGACTTGCAAACGCAAGTGCCACTCCTACAAGAGTTTGACGAAGTACGCAAACTAGTTTTTAAGTTCCTTGATACATTTCAAAAAACAAAAGAAATTGTAAAACCCGAGTCATCCGTATTTTTGCCAGATGTTGTGATCAAAGCCAAGTTAAAAACAAACGGTCTAATTATTGAACGATCATGGGATTACGCAAAGAGCCTTACATCCATTCCGAGTGAATACAGAGAAATGGTACACGATTTTATCCATGCCTACGCATGCACGATGCTCTCTTCATTTATGATTGTAGATGGAAAATGCCTAACAACAGAGGTTACACGTCATAACGTAGCCTTTGGAAAATTCAAGTTTGATCGCATAACTGTAGAGCTAGATGACAATTGACCCGAATCCTAACCCTGACAATTGATTATTTTTGTTCGTATGGACATACCATTGATTACTATCACGTCGACAAGATTCGTCCATTTGAAACTTTCAAAGGTTTAAAGATACTACGCCACTCTTAGTATAAAGTGTGTCTTAAATTTGTTTTGTGTGACACGTTTAAGATGAATTTGAATTCAAAAGGCGCTCCGCTGAATCGGCAAAGGAGCGCCGCTAAAATAAAACCATCCTGCGAATCTCTCAAGTCACCAAACATTCCAAAGAACTCACCGTTTGCCATTTGGAAATTTGCGCTCGGCACTCAAGCGCGCTTCATCATGAAGCAGCAAACCGATCGCGACATCGGCATATGGATGCGCGAAGAGATGATCAAGCTCGGCCCTGCGTTCATCAAAATGGGGCAATTCATGTCGACGCGCTCGGACATCATCGGGAAAGAGCTCAGTGCCGAGCTCGTCAAGCTGCAGGACGCGATTGATTTTGTAGACGGCGAGCTCGTGAAAGATGTCATCGAGTGTGAGCTCAAGCGACCGGCCTCTGAGGTGTTCCGTTTCGTGGATGAAACACCGCTGGCGTCCGCATCGATTGGCCAAGTCCATGTCGGCGAGCTCCTGGATGGAACGTCCGTCGCCATCAAGGTCCTCAAGCCAGGGGTGAGCAAGCGCATCAAAGAGGACCTCGAGACACTGAAGGCCATCAATGATGTGTTCTTGAAGCTGCGGTTCCCTCGAGCCATCGAAATTGACCGGATTTTGCGGCAATACGAGACCTTCCTCAAAGGCGAACTCGACTACGAGCGCGAACTCAAGCATATGGAGCGCTTCCGCGACCTGCTGGACGGCATGGACGTCATCATTCCGCGTCCGTACCCCGAGCACAGTACGCCGGCAATGCTGGTCATGGACTACGTCCCGTCGCACAAGATCAGCGATATCGAATGGATGAACGCGCGGAAAATCAACAAGGCGCGTGTGGCAAAAAACTTTGTGAGTCTCTTTTTGTACCAGATTGTCACATGTGGATATGTTCATTGCGATCCACATCCGGGGAACGTGGGTGTGTTAGACGACGGTGAAACACTTGTACTCTATGACTTTGGTAATGTTGTAACACTAGACACCAATTTCCGCAGCAATATCAACAACCTTATTGTTGCGATTTACCAAAGAGACGTTGATGAGTTTTTGGAGTTGCTTCTGACCATGAAAATCATCGAACTCAAAGACGAAGGCGACATCTTTGAGTTGCGCGCCTTCTTTGACCTGTTCTTCGATTACCTTGAGACGGTGGATTTCGGAAAGCTCAAGATGTCCATGATTGAGAATGACGTGGTGCGCCAAGCCAAGATTGACATCAAGATTGATGCGAGCTTCTTGTCGCTTTTCCGCATTTTCTCGCTCATGGATGGGACCTGCACCATGCTCGATCCTGGCTTCAGCTATTATCCGCTGCTGATGCCGTTTGCCGAGGATGTCTTCCAAGATATGAACTTCCTCACGTATCGTGCGCGTACAGATATCAAGAAAATCACCGCTTTCCCTGCGGCGATCAAGAAAACAGATCAGAACATGGTGAAAATGAATCAGCGCATGAAACAGCTGAACATCGAGTTTTCACAGGTCAAAGTGGGCATGGCACTGCTTGCCGTCCTCGGTAGCTGGGACAGTCCCATGCGGTTCCCTGCCATGATTGGGGTTTGTGCGGCATTCCTGTTCCGACAATTCTGATGGCTGTGTTGGTTTGTGTTGCTTGTACTTACTTGTATTGGTTGTGTTCGTGTTTATTTGTGAATTATGTGGTTGTGTCGTAGGTTCTCCTATTTTGTGCTTGTGAGATACTTGTACATTACATCGTAACCATACGCGAAGGATGCATCCACACTTTCAGGTGCGATCTGTATGGTAATCTTATTTTTCGAGAAACTCAACGGCAAAAAGTCCAATGGGTTATCTTCAAAGACGAGTTTGTGCTTATAAAAGCGCAGGCTGCGAAGATTTGCAAACGTACTCACCACGACCGCTTTCAAGTATTCCAAAAATGTGGTCGGATTCTTGTTGGACGCTGCCAGTGCGCGGCCGGGTCCAAGGATCAGGGCGAGCGACGAGTTCTCATGGGTTTCATCAAACGGAAGAGGGGGCAGCTCCGACGATACGCCACCATCCACGTAAGCGTCGTCGTCGATGAGAACCGGCTTGAACAAAAACGGCACACACGCGGATGCACATACGGCACGGATGACACACGCATGTGGCGTATGATCCACCGAGAATACCTGCATCTTGTTCGTCGCCAGGTTGGTTGCAGTTACCGCAAGGGTCTTTCCCGTGAGCTTGGCAAACTCCACGAACGATATCTGGGGCGCCACATAACCGTATTTGGCTTTCAAGAAATGTTGGATGGGCTTTGCAAGATAGGGATCTACCTCGGCGTATCCGAAATGGTTCCAAATGTCCATCGGACTCGCCACGGGAATGCTGGTCGTATCAGGGGAGGACGCAAAAGCACGAACGTAATCTCGCAATTCATTCACATCTATGTGCATCGCGAATAGTGCGGCAAAAAGCGCGCCAATACTCACGCCTCCAAAGTGCATGATGGTGTTGAGGCGGCCTTCGCGCTCTAAACACTCGTACGCGCCGACATAGGATAGACCCGCCAATCCACCACCTGCAAGATATAAATGCGTGAGCGTGCGCATGTATCTACGGCTTTATTCTTTGTCATTCCTTAGGTAGTAGGAGCGGCGTGATGCCACCCCATCTTTCACTGAATGAGCTCTACGCCATGCGCACACGGAAGCAACAATCGCGCGTCGTAAGCTTTGACCGCGTGCTCGAGCTATGCCATCGCCGCATCCGTACGGTGGCAAGCTACGGAGGCATGAACACCTTTTATGAAATTCCGGGCATGCTGATCGGCTACCCCCTTTACAACATTTTTGATTGCATGGATCATATTACCAACAGCCTGCGACGCACCGGCTTTTTGGTACAGATCCTACCTCCACCCAATGTGTGTGTGCTGTACATTTCGTGGGATCCAAAAGAATTACATCCGGAAAAGTCTGTGCTGCCTCGCCGACCACCACATGCCATTGAACCGCCGCGTCGGGTTGCGCCAGTCCCTACATCGATGCGAATCATGCCGTTCGCGGATGGCGGTATGGGTGGGAGTGGTAACGGCGCCGGCGGCTCACGCAAGCTTTTCTAGGAAGTTGGATGCGAAGCCATAGTCGTAATATCCGGCGACTTGATAAAGCGTACCAGATTTATGCCGAACGCGCACACCGGCTTCACATGCTCGGATGGTGCGCACGGCAGACGGTGGAAGATATGCAAGGGTCGCGATCACTCGCGTATCGTCCTCCGCGTCTTCTAGATCGATGCGGAATGCCTTGGCGATCTGAATCAACGGGATACCAGCAGATGGAAATGGCCTCGAAACTTCATTCTGGCGCCACTCGTCGTACACGAGCTTGGTAACACCATCTTCCGCGTATTGATACAGAGTCGCACGCGAAAATCCACCCTGGACTTCGAGCGCAACCAGCAAATCGCCGTCGTTCGGCACTACGTGAGAGTATGGCGATATGCAGTCACACGGCATCTTCACAGTTGGCGCATTGTCAAAATAGGTGAGGATCTGTGTGTCCCTGTCGAGTGCGATGGTCACAATGCGGTCGCGATCAAGTGTGTCTAGGTCGTCAAGGATGGCGTGCGTGAGCATGTTGTTCAAACTTAAACATGCTAACATGGTACATGCTTAAGCCGGTGCGTTTTGCGTCCATAGCTCACATGTCGCGGAATTGCGCAAGGAAAGGCTCCAGCACTTGAATGGTATGACGCATGCCTTGATAGACGGCCAGCTTATAGAGCTGGTCGACCAGGAGAATCACCAAGATTCCTGCAATCACAAAGAGAGCAATATCCCACAGGTTCTGCCAAAATTCCACTTGCTGGCATTCGGCGCCAAAGGGGCGTGGCTCCGGGTGCAGAAGTGGGCGCTTGTTTTTCTCGAACGAAGACATCGCCTCGGCGAAGGGTGTCTTTTCATAGCCCGTGGGGGTCTTGTCATACTTGGCGGCGCCGACTTCGGGCATTGGTGCCGACTTCATGTCTTTTGTTTTCAGGTATGATTCGATCTCTTCATCGTAGAAGCCATCCACGTCCTCCATATCTACCGTGCGCGCCTTCTGCAAGGGTACCGGCTGCTGCGCACTCGAATCCTCATCAAGCGCAAGCTGCATCGCAGACGCAAACTGCGCCTTGCTCTCATCCGATAGCGGGTACTCGTAGATCGGCGCTTGAAGAGCGCAGCGAGGCACAAGCGGGGCCGTGGCCGCCTTCGGCTGCGGTTTTGCAGCGCGTGGCTTCTCAGCGTTTTGGGGGATTTCGCTCTGGAACGTCTCGCGGACGGGCTTTGCGCCCGGAGTGCAGACACCGTACTCGTTGCAATAGTACTTCATGTCGCGCTGCATGGCCTTATAGGTTGTTTCGAAACCACCACCTTCAAAGTCTTCGCGGACGGCGGCGGGTGCATTGGCGGCAGAGGCTGAAGCACCGGGCGCCCGTGCCGCCGATCCTCCATAGCGCGCATAACGAGCATATTCTTTGCCTTCGAATTCATCGCGGTGTGGTTCATATGGCATCTGCGCACCGGGTGCCTGAGTGGGTGGCGGCGGCGCCGGCGCATTGCACGGCTTCTTCTTCCGAGAAGCGGCAAAAGATGGGACGTTGTACGCCTCTTGCAAGGAACAATAGTTCATGCTGCCGCGAAACAGCACACTCTATTCAACTCCGAGATTTTCTTTTTCCTTTTTAGGATGATTGACGAGATCGTGAGAGCGGTTCTCACGGGCGTCGTGAGCGCCTTTGTACTCGTCTATGGATTTGACAACAAGAAGCCGTACCCCGCGTGGATGCTCGTGCATTACCGCCATCCATGGCTCTGGTTTGTTCTCGCTGCCGTCGCCATGATTTTGTTCATGTATGACTATACTCTCTTTGTGCTCTTCTTGCTCATGATTGCGTCGATTCACCTTGACATGATGGTGTTCGGTAAACCCCAACCGTCGGATGATCCCACCATTGAGGCGGCAGGTGATTTGTTCAACGACGACCGGGTCATTTACGATTCGCCGCTTTCGGCCCTAACCCTGTGAGGTCACATAATTCTCTCAGCATTGTGTAATGGACGTGTTCAATGCTGCATCGATCTTTATGTTTCACGTGGGCGCACGTCACATGAATTTCCAATTCACGGACGCTCAAACAAAAATCATTCAACACCCGGCCACCCAGTCCATCATCCTGTTTTCCATGTTCTACATGGGAACGCGCAATCTCTTCTGGTCAGCTGTACTGCTCATCACGTATCACATCGTCGTGAATGTGCTTCTAAATGAACACAGTAAATATAACGTGCTGTCCAAGAGCTTCATGGAGCACCTTGGCCTCAAGACCGACGATCCTGTGGACTTGTACTATTCCAATTTGGAAAAAATAATCGTGCGCCCTTGAGCAGGATTTATGGTTTCGTTTTTTAGTTTTTATAGCTGGTGCAGGACGTCTTTCGACGGTGTGCCCCAATAGTACTTGTCGGCATTGGTGCGCACGCGCGACTGGATGTCTAGGAAGTACAATAGCACGCTGAGGATGATGGCAATCACTCCAGTGATAAGGATCACCTGTCTAGCCTTCACATTGCCCTCCATGACAATGTAAAGGGTCATGGCGAAGGCCATGATCATGGTGATGGCAACGGCTAACAGCATGCCTGAGCGGAATTTCTTGCTTTGCAGGTCGTATAGGCGATGGCGGCTCTTGAGAGATGCCGCTGCGTTATCAAGCTGGAGTTGCGTGTTGTTGAAGTGCTGCAGTTCTTTTTGCGTGCTGTAATTGATATTGTTGTACGTCAACGATGTTTGCAGAATGAGAGCAAGATTGATGGTGTTTTGTAGATAGCGCGCAAAGTGATCCAGAGCTGACATTTCCGTCAGGTAGCGCTCAAATGCAATCTTGGATTTGGTGGACAGGTAGCTCTGCAGGTCTGCAGGATCCACCGAGGACACGGTTGCCGCAAAACCCTCTAGGGTGGGTGTGGGCTCGTCCGCGTCGCTTGCGTCGGCCGCATCGCCCTGGAACCGTTCGACCTTGTACTTACGCACCGCGACTGCAATGAGGCCAAATACCACCGCAACGGACAAACCAATGAGCGCCGTCGTGCGCTTCTTGGTCGCGTCCATGGGCGTCAATCCCAAAATCACGAAGAAGGCCACGATGATGGACGCGAAGGCCACGGTTGCGATTGCCGCCGTCTTGGACGTCTTGTACTGCTGCAGTTCGAGCTGCAGGCGCTCATCTTGATCGAGCATGTCAGCCTTCGTGTCGCGAAGCGTATCGCTGAGATCATTGAGTTCAGCCGCATTGCTCTTGTACAAGTTCATCTTCTTGTAGAGATCCGTGATGGCCGTCGAGTTGCCAGACTCATACATCGAATCGAATGCAGTGTTAAGGAAGATCAGTTTATTCGTCAAGAACTTGGTGATGCTCAGCATGTGTTGTTGATAGATGGTCGGGGTCTCAACGTAGATGAGCTCATAAATATAGAAGGCCGTGTAAATGTGCACCAGTAAATCCACCAGCAGCACCAAGCGGCGTGCGATGAATTGCTGGATGGGATTCATCTCAAGGTATGCCTTGAGGTAGGCAAACTCAGCAGTGAGGCGGCCACCCTCAATCTTGACGGAGTCGTGTTTCTTCGTTTGCGAGTTGACCGTGTAAATTTGAAGGGTGATATCGCGCTTGTTCGTGAACATTTCCATGTTGGCCGCATCCAAGAAGTTATAAATCACGCGACCTTTGTTCAGCTCATTGATGAGGGCGTTCACGTGGTTGCCGTTCGTCAGCATACCCAGCTGCACCAGTAGACCCGAGAAATTCACATCCGCACCCGTAAAATAGGCGTCTGTGCTTTCTGGAAGCTGTAAGGTGGTCGTATCCTTCAGCGACACAAAGGGCAGACGATTGTTGCTCACAAACACATTTTCCACTTTTTCAGTCATTGTTGTCTTAAGGGTGTCGGCGCGAGGCGTCGCGCTGAAGTAAGGGAGGAATCTCTCATAGTCCGTGAGGTTTTGAGCGAGGTTCGCCGCCGACCACTCGGGTTCTGCAGCCTTCTCTCCCGTCAGAGTGGCGGGATCATAGAACAGAGCGCCGCACGGAATGTCGCTGAAAGCTGGGTTCGTTATGTTGCGGAAAAGCACTTTGAGGAAGGCTTTATCATTCGGCGAGAAGTAGCGAATGCGAATGTTGTAGAGACCAGCGCTAAAGTTCTTCTCGAGGGTGGTGCTGGCCACCGAAGGTTGCGTCGCATTCGTGTTACGAAGGATGTTGGTGCCGTATGCCGAGGCCACCAGCTGGTTATCAATGTAGACATCGGCGGGGGCGGATGTGTTGAGTGCAAACACGTAGGTGCCGCCGCGGTTGATGGTGATTTTACCTTCTAGTTCGAACGCATATTGCTTGCGGTCGGCGCGGTTAAGATCCAGACCGGCCACGGTAGTGGGAAGTACGCTGACGGGCGTCAGATCGCTGTAGCGGTTGTCCATGGAGGCAGCATCTGTGGGGGCGCTCAATGTGTGCAGATAGGTGTAGAGAGACAGACCAGGTTCGTATCTGCGCCCGTCAATGTTGGTGCTCAGCGCCGGCGGCAAATACGAGCCCGTCTCGTCACTTTCATCTGGCGGAAAAAAGCTCATATTGATGAAATCGAGTTTCTGGACGACCGCGGCAATCAACGGCGCCTTTACGACTTCATCGGTGATCGCTGTTGAGGCGGACATGTTCCTTACAAGATGCCAAGAAAAAAGAGGGCGTTGTAAGTAGGAGATGAAGTTCTCGAAGGAGGAATGTGAGCAGTGGAAGCGCGAACCACTCTATAACCCTGCGGCGCACCAGCGCAGACGGGCGCTCGACGTTAATGGACCAACGTATAAGAGGCTGGTGCAGGAGTGCGCCAAGTACGGCATTGCTGCGCCTCGTGCCGGCAAAGCGGTGGAGGTAGAGGTGGAGGGGGCGGCAGCCGAGCCGGAGGTAGTGGCAGCAGCACCACAGCCACGCGAGCGCAAGCTGACAAAAGCTGAATGCCGCACGCTAGAGAAGACAAAAGTAAACCCGATCACAAAGCGCGTTCTCAAACCCGACAATGTTCAAGGGCTCTACCGAAAGCTCATGAAACAATGCCTCGTGGATTTCGGCGACTTGCAAGACACGCCGCAAGGCGCGAACAGTATGCCGCTCGAAGCCAAGCGCTTTAGACTCAAGCGCGCACTCAAACGAGCGTTAGACCCACTGCTGAACCCAAAGGATTCCGCTGAGAATCGCCTAAAGTTCCGCAAAGCCGTTCAAAAGCATTTCGACAATCTGCAACCATGCATTGTGAGCCGCACCGTTACCACCGGCGCGGACAAATGGGTCATGATCCGCGCGGCAAGCGCCCCAGATGCCAACCAAGAAGTGCTCTTGTTTGACAAGCGCATCGGTAGCAAATCCGTCTACGGTGTTGCCTACATGAACATGGGCAAAGGCTTCCAACGAATGCTCAAGTTATCGGCCAAAGTTGTGCCCGGTGACCCAAGAGCTACTGCTGCAGAGATCGGGTTCCTCTTAAATATGACCAAAGTCGTATTCGATCAGTTGTCGCCAAATATGCCCATCACTTACCATATTTACAACTGCAATGCCGCCAAGCTCTTGCAACATGTCAAAGACCCTAATCTGCCGAAGATGCTCAAGCAGCCATACACCGTCGTCTTGAGCGAGCTAGCGGATGGCGACCTGCACGAGTTCTTCAAACACAAGCATACCCCAGAAGAATATGAAAGCGTGATCTTCCAAGTGCTTTTGGCATTGCGCGCATTTCATATCCACGTTCACGCGGTGCACAAAGATGCGCACCTCGGGAACTTTTTGTTCCATCGGGTAAAGAAAGGAGGCTATTGGCATTACAAAATCAAGGGACAGGATTACTTTGTACCGAATGCAGGTTACTTGGTTGTGCTATGGGATCCAGGGCTAGCCTCATACTACAACAGCAATACGCCACACTGGCGTTATTCTTTGAATAATGATAATTACCGTCCACTTGCTTTGATGCGAAAATTCAACACAGACCCATACTACCATAGATTGAAATTGATCTCAGTTCCACCCAAGACGTTCCGCGTGTTCTCGGATATATTCCACATCTTACTGAATGACCTAGAGAACGTGAATCTATGGGAGGAAATCGCCACGAGAATCAGAGCAAAAAAGTTGAAATTCGATCATATATTAACTGACAAAACGGATACAATGACCGTGATCAACAAGCGTATTTACCAGCTGGGTTAACGGTGTGGTGCCAAGTACTAGACGCAGCACCGGTAGTAAAAGTACGTTCCGGAGTTTTCGTTATGACGTGTGATGCGCACGATGTCCCCGTGCTTGAGTCCTAGCCAGCGCGCCATCATGTCCGTCTTCATGATCACGGGCAGTTGTGCCTTTGTTTTTACCTGATATTTTGAAAGAATGTCCTTGATGTCGCCCTCCGCAACCTTTTCGTGCTTCGGAACCAGCACATGTTTGGAAGGATTGTACTGAAGCTCCTTGAGTGTGAAGATCTGCAGCCCGCCACCTTGACCGTGGAGCTGCTTGTCCAGCTGCTGGAAGAGTTGGTTGTTGGCCGCCGTCAGCATTTTGGCGTCCGAGACAATCAGCATGAAATGCTTTTTAGCAGAAGACTCCTCGATGTCAAAGTAGGACGATTCTGTTTTGGCCGTGAGCGTCTTTAGAATGGTCTTGGACAACGCTGTATAAATGATCGTTTTATCTGTCTCATGTTGCATAAGTTTGCCGAGATACACGCCCCAGTCCTCCATGGCATCCAGTTCGTTCCGCATTTCTGCCGTGTCTTCATGCCGTTCTTCCAGCATTTCGCAGACGTGGTACAGAGCGGTTTCGATGGTGTGGTTGCCCATTTCCGTGTGCGCTTGCGCTCGCTAATTATATGCAATATACAAAAATTTTAAATGACACGCCGTCAAATTTTGTATTACGCGCCACCAGCGGGCGGTGGGGGAGCGTCGTCGTCTTCGTCGTCCTGGGTTGCGCTGATAACGCGGAGGCCGCGCCAGCCACTGACCGGATATTGCCCAAAGGTCTTTTCCATATAGGCTTTGAATTGGTTGCGGTCGGGCAGTTTCTTGCCCTTGTAACCCACCTTGATGGCCCAATTTTTGAAATCGATGAAGAGGTTGTTGACCATGACGCGGGTTGTAACGGTCGCATCCCGAACGATATTCTCGCTGACGAATTGACCAATGATGTCGTTGTTCTTCTTGTATCCTTCCGTTGCACAGCGCACTTCCATCGGCTCCTCCACCGTGGTCGGGTTCAACTGCTTGTGATGCTCAATCAGCATGCTGATAAAGGTCTCCGCCCAGCGGTCGAATTTCTCAGAGAGCTCGAGGTCAATTGGGAATTCAGAGGGCTTCGACGGATCTGGCGAGTCGGTGAATTTGGACGTGAATTCCATGACACGAATGCGGCGCCACGTACCACCATCATCCGAACTGACTTCGGGAAGCTCATTACAGGTCATGATCATTTTGAATTGCGGGCGGAATTCCACGGGATCCTTGAAGAGACCACGCGCGAGGATGCGATCACCACCGGACAACTCCTTCATGAGGCCAATGTTGAGCTTCTCGGCATCCCCTGGCTCTTGCATGACCGCAAATCGGCGGCCTTTAGTGCGCTCCAGTTCCGACTGCGCGGCGTTGGAGGCAACGCGTTTTTGTGTGAGCAGCGAAATCGGAAGAATGCAATAGTACTCCCCAATCGCCTTTTGAACCAGCTCCAGCAGCTTGGACTTGCCGTTGCTATTGTGGGTGACCGTGAAATCGCCCATCACATAGCGGTGGTTGCCATCCAGCTCAAAGCCATAGTAATTGCCTGCTTCGCACTCTTGAATTGTGAAACTGGAAGTGGTGGAGGCTTGGTTGCGGATTTCCAGGGTGATGGTTGCGGAGGCGGCTGGTGTTGCGGTACACGCCATCCCAAGAGAGCGTGCCAGGTAGAGGACATCTTCGGCGAGAGTCGCATTGGTAAGTGTGAGAACGTACTTGTTGGACGGGTGGGTCTTGGAGGCGTGACCATGTGCGTCCAGAATGCCCGCGAGGAGCTCGCGACGTTGCTCGAGCGAGGCGGTCTTATACACATGTGGGATGGGATCATTTGCGAAGCGTCCCGATTTGATCTCAAAGCCGTATGTGTACGGGTCGATTTCCAGGTTCTGGTGCTGGAAGGGCACCGCCTCGCTCTTGTAGAGAACGACCGCACCCTCGCGAAGCCACCACGAATCCCAGCGCAGGAGATCCTTCACCGTAATGTCGAGGACATCGCCCGCATGCACCGCATGGGCAGGGAGGCAACGCGCGAAGGCGGCAGCTTCCTCTGTGGAAGCAAAGGTCTTGGACATTTGAATGGGCTCATCCGTCTTGCAAGGCGCGGGCTCAAACCAACGCACACAATTGGCATTGTCGCGCGTAACGGAAACCTTGTCCGAGAATTTCACACACAGCACGTGGTTCGCATTTACGCGGAAGGACTCGCCCTCGGCCTCACGTGGGATGATGTCGAACATGCGGTCTGTGCCGCGGAATAGCTGCTGGACGACGCGTGGGGTGTGATCGTCGCCCATAAGCGTGTCTCCTTCGACAATGTCCTGCACCTTGCGGAGCGAGCCGTCGTGCATCAGGATCGGCGTATCAATCGCATGACACCCACTGCCTGTGAACATATAGAACTTCTCCTGGCGGATGGAGCCATCCAAGACGATGGTCAGCACATCCTTCACATAACGACGCACATTGGCATTGGTAAAGAGCTTCTCAAAGAAGCCCTCGACTTCCTGTGCCTCGATCGATTTCGGATCGTACGGAATGTAATGCCGACCCGTCGAAAAGGAGATGTAGTCATCCGGTAGACCTTCGCGGAATTCGTGCATGCGTAGATCGTACACACCGTTCTCGAACCCGATCAGATGCGCGTGCGAATCCAGAAGCTCCTCAAACTTCTCATCCGTGAAGAGCGCCTTGCACTCTTTCATGATGCTGTCCTTGTAACCACACGACTTGAGCTTGAGGGCAATCGCTTGCAGTTTCTTCGCCTTGTCCTCATAAACGTCGCGGTGCTCAGGGAAACGCATGGCTTCGGTGTTGAAATGCAGGGCGCGCGCGATGAATTTCGAGCAAATTTCAATCGAGAGCAGGAGGCGCAGGTAGAGACCCTCCTTTGTGCGCACCCAACGGTGCTTCTGTGGGTTAAACGTGTACCAAATGTCCTTC